CTATATTACTCTATTATAGTATCCGTACAATTCACAGACCTTGACCATAAAATCTTCGGTCACACCGAAGAACTCGGCAAGTTCCCATATTTCAAGGATACCATTTTCAAATGCTTCTATCAGCTCGTCCTCTGTGACGAGCTTTTTTATTGCCCATTTATCCGCACGAAACTCCATTCGAGAACGAAGCTCCAGCGTTCTTTCGTTATAAAATGCACCTGTTTCACAATGTCCCAGTTCGTGAGCCATTATGACAGTTTCTTCTGCTCTCGTGGCGATTTTTTTAGAGTCTACCACAATCGCACATTGTCCTCTATCGCTAATGGATATGGACTTCTGCTCATTTCTTAATTTTCCGTCGATAACTATAATGTCCCTGTCCTCCGCAAAGCTGCGTAGTTCAGCACTATCCATATGTACCGCCTCTATTCTTTGTTCTTTTTATCCTCTCTCATCTGACGTGCTATCTGAGCGTAATGTTTTACATCTGCCAACACATCATCATCAACGTCTGATGTTCCCCATAGGGCGAACTTGATGTTATCATCGGTATCGTCTTCGGTCTTTTCACCCCTGAGAATATAATCGGTGGAAACGTCAAAGTATTCACCTAATTTCAATAATGTTTCAAAATCAGGCTCTCGCTTTCCTAATTCGTACAAACTGTATGCCTGTTTAGTGATATTAAGATAATCAGCTACAACCTGTTGAGATACTCCTTTTTCGTTTCTTAGCTGTCTTAATATATCGTTATACATATTTTTCAACTCCTTGTCATTGATTAAATTATATCAACTTTCTGTTGACTTGTCAATAGTGTCATCAAATTGTTGTCTGAATTTATTGAAAACTCACAAATTTATTTAATTTAGCAACAAAGTGTTGACAATTGAGCTTTTATATGTTATTATATAGACAACAAAACGTTTACAAGGAGGTGAAACAAATGAGAGAATGGTTAAAAACTCTCCGTGAAAACAAGCAGCTTACTCAACAGAATGTTGCCGATATGCTTGGAATATCAAAACAGTATTACCAATTAATCGAAGCTCATGAAAGACAAAAGAAAATGGACATAACGCTTATGACAAAGTTATCTGACATTTTTGGAGTGTCTTTCAACGAGATCGTACAGCAGGAGAAAGCACTTACAGACAAGATTGCGTATAATGAATCTCTTGACATTAATTATACTCAGAACGCTGAAAATGTCAACAGCTAACAGTCCGATTGAACGGACAGAAAATGAGGTGTGAGAAAGTGGAACAGAAAATTACTGCTATTCCAAGAGGGTGTGACAGTGCTAGGGTTGAGCAGGTGATCGTAACAAGAGCCTTGAAAGGTGCAGGAACAGAAAATGACCCCTGTAGAGAGGTCATTCAGTATTGGACTCTTGACGGAGAGCTGATTGTAACAAGATCACAATATGAGGAGGGCAAACGTTGAATTTGAAAAAGATAGCGTACTATCTCGGTATTGCGTTGTGTCTAGCAAGTCCGCTTGCATTCGGTATATGTATGCTGATAGGGCTTGACAACACAATTCCGTTGTCTCTCATGATAACTAGCAATGTTTGCAGGATATGTTCGCTGGAAGCAGAAATGACAGAAAACACAAAGAGGAGGGACAAAGCAATGAAAATGTACAAAGTAACAACAGTAGACCAGTATAGTCGCAAGTGGGTACATACAGTATTTGCCGATAGCAAGCGTGAGGCTATGGAAAAAGTAAGCGTTTTTGTTACGCCGCATGAAACTCTTTTGACAATCGAGGAGGTGGACTAAATGCTCAGAGTGATATCATCGGTAGAAGCGGTGGAACGGCTGAAAGCCGCAGGCTTCAACACCAACGTGAACAGGCTGAACGCAGGTCTTAGACAGGGTGTGTATCCTTTTGGGTGCGCCATTAAGCTTAACGAATATGTGTACGAGATATACTCAACTCTGCTTGACAAGTGGATAGCAGAGAGATCTGAAAGGACGTGAGAAAATGAACAACATGATAGCAACGCTGGAGATCATCAGATATGCGTCAGCCATAGCACTGTGTGTGGCTCTATTCGCTCTAGCGGTATATGGACTATACCGCAATATAAAAGAGACAGCCGAAACCGCAATCCGTGAGGAGCTGGAGCAGGCGATAAAGGAAACCGCAAGACCTGTTGTCAAGGTCGAAATACAGACGAAAGGAAAGTGGTAAAATGGCGTTGATACTGCTGATAACAGTAGCCGTGCTTGCAGCGATAGATGTAGTGATGTACATATTACTTGGCGCCATTGAAAAGCACTGGGAGAAACGTTTTGAGAAAGAGGAGGACGAAAACGATGATAGTGATGAGAGAGGTTTTTAAGAGGGACAAGCCCCTTGACAACGGCAGTGGAGCGGTCAATATCTGCGTGTTCCATTCAAATGTCAAGCCTGATGAGTGCGGTGCGCTGACAGTAACGCCAACGAAGGACTACTGCCGTAGGTGTGCATTCTACAAGACCCGTGAGGATTTCGACAGAGGGCTTGGCGATGCCGCAAGGTCGCTGAGGGATAAGGGGCTTGAGCCTGTGAAGAAGATGGACTATGACGGCAAGCAGTATATGAGCGTACAGCCGATAAGGGAGGAATAAAGATGAATAAGGAATTTACAAACGAAGATATCATAAATGCGGCGAAACATTGTGCGACAAATGCTGACTGCGATAACTGCCCATTTTTCGCAACTTTGGAAATTGAGGGTTGCATTGAAACTTTCACACGATACATAGTGAACAACACAAAAAACGAGCCTGCACCTGCGGCAACAGGCACAAGCTCGGAGGTGGTATCAAAAGATACCAGTTCAATATTACACCTTGATGATAGCACAAAAGCAGCGATTTGTCAAGCATATGATACCGCAGACAAAGCCTGTACAGATATACTCGATATCTACGAAGGAATGTCGGCATGTGAGCGTAGAGCTTTTGATATCGGAGAAGTGTACGGAAAAATATGCAGCACAAGGGATAAGCTTGAAAAGTTGAAAGGCGGCGACGGCAAATGAAAGGCTTGCCGACACGTTGTATAGATCCTGTCATGAAGTGCTGTCAGGATTGCGCTTGGGGATATCGTGAATATGGCGATGACGTGGAATGCTCTGCCGACCTAGCAGGCTGTTGCTTTGAAAGTGGTTGTACACTCGGTTTTGACAAAGGCAGACCTGAGGACGAGCCGACAGATGAAGAACTGCAAAAGTTTGATGAATGGATGGAAAGCCATTGGAAGGAGAATGAAAAATGTCAGTAAAAATAAACTCACTTGAATTTGAGAACGTAAAAAAGATAAAAGCCGTACAGCTTGAGCCTGCAAAGAATGGGCTTACTGTTATCGGCGGTAAGAACAGGCAGGGCAAGACCTCTGTCCTTGACGCTATCGCTTGGGCGCTTGGCGGTGACAAGTATAAGCCGTCCTCTCCTCAGCGTGAGGGGTCTGTTGTCGAACCGCACTTGAAGATCACCCTCGATAATGGTATCGTGGTGGAGCGTTCGGGCAAGAACAGCTCTCTCAAAGTCACCGACAGCACAGGCAAAAAAGGCGGTCAGCAGCTTTTGAACAGCTTCGTTGAACAGTTCGCACTTGACCTGCCTAAGTTCATAAATCAGTCAAGCAAGGAAAAAGCTTCAACTCTGCTGAAAATAATCGGCGTGGGCGATACGCTCTATCAGTTGGAGCATAAGGAACATTCCCTCTATGACCAGCGTACTGCTATCGGCAGAATAGCTGACCAGAAGTCTAAGTTTGCAAAGGAAATGCCTGTGTACGCAAACGTCCCTGCCGAGCCTGTTTCGGCTTCGGAGCTTATCAGACAGCAGCAGGATATACTTGCTCGTAATGGCGAAAATCAGCGTAAGCGTGACCAGAAAGAATACTACGAAAAGCAGTTGGAGATTGCTAAGTCCGCCTATGAGCGTGCAAAAGCAAGCTATGAAGCGGCAGTGAACAACTTCAAGCTTGCAAGCCTTGACGCACAAGACCTTGTGGACGAAAGCACAGCGGAGCTTGAAAAGAACATCTCAGATATCGAGGAGCTGAACAAGAAGATAAGAGCAAACCTCGACAGGGAGAAAGCTGAGATAGATGCTGAGGACTACCGCTCACAGTATACATATCTCACTGAGCAGATAGAGGACGTAAGGCAGGCTAAAACTGACCTGCTGAGCGGTGCAGACCTGCCCCTTGAGGGGCTTTCAGTTGAGGACGGAGAGCTGCTGTATAACGGGCATAAGTGGGACAGTATCAGCGGTGCTGAACAGCTTATCGTCGCTACCTCTATCGTGAGAAAGCTCAACCCTGACTGTGGCTTTGTCCTGCTGGACAAGCTTGAACAAATGGATACCGACACCCTTGATGACTTCGGCAAGTGGCTTGAAGCACAGGGCTTGCAGGCGATAGCCACAAGAGTTTCCACAGGTGACGAGTGCAGTATCATTATCGAGGACGGCAGGTCAATGGACAATGATAAGAATGATAAGGAAGAAAACACAGAAACGAAAACTTGGAAAGCAGGTGCATTTTAATGTATGAGATAACATCAGGAGTTGTAAGCTCCGCACAGAAAGTCGTGATATATGGTCCTGAGGGCATAGGCAAATCCACCTTTGCGGCTCAGTTCCCCGACCCTGTATTTATTGATACTGAGGGCAGTACAAAGAAGCTGAACATCAGACGTTTCCCTAAGCCAACAAGCTGGGAAATGCTCAAAAACGAGGTAAAGGAAGCTATGAACGGCAGGCTCTGCAAGACCCTTGTCATTGATACATTTGATTGGGCTGAACAGCTTTGCATTGAAACTATCTGCTCGGCACATCAGAAGAAAGGCATTGAAGATTTCGGCTACGGCAACGGCTACGTCTACGAGAAAGAGGAGATAGGCAAGTTCCTTAATCTCTTGCAGGAGGTAGTTGACAGCGGTATCAACGTTGTGCTTACGGCTCACGCTCAGATGAGAAAGTTTGAACAGCCTGACGAGCTGGGCGCTTATGACCGCTGGGAACTGAAACTCGGCAAGAAAACTTCTTCTCAGATATCGCCTCTTGTGAAAGAATGGGCAGATATGGTGCTGTTTGCAAACTACAAAACATATGCAGTAGCTGTGGATAAGGACGGCAAGAAGTTCAAGGCTCAGGGCGGCGACCGTGTTATGTACACCACACATCACCCCTGCTGGGACGCTAAAAATCGTGACGGACTTCCGTCTGAAATGCCTTTTGAATATAGTGGTATAGCTCACCTGTTTGTGTATACACAGCCTGCTGAAATGCCTAAGCCTGTGACGATGCCAAGACGTGTGCAGGAGCAGCTTGCACAGCCGAAAGCAGCACCGCAGCCCCCTCATAAGACATCAAACGTAGTGACATTGCAGCAGGCTCAGCCGACAGCTGCACCAAAGGCAGAAGAACCCCTTACTGATCTCAGCGGCTTTGAGGACGTTGCACCACCTATCGTTATCCCTGAGGGCATACCGAAAGCGCTTGCAGACCTTATGAGAGCCAACAACGTAAGCGAATCGGATATACGTCTTGTGGTATCTCAGAGAAACTATTTCCCTTATGATACTCCTATCACAAACTATCCTGACGACTTCGTGCAGGGCTGTCTGATAGGTGCTTGGGAGCAAATGCTGCCGCTTATCAGAGAAAATCAGAAAGTACCATTTTAAAAGGAGGACAACACTATGGATAATTTTATGGAATACGGCTGGGAAGATGAGATAGTCAACGAGGGTGGGGACTTTGTTCTGCTCCCTGAGGGGGACTATGACTTCACCGTTGCAAAGTACGAACGTGCAAGACACGAGGGGTCGGCGAAAGTGCCGCCCTGCAATATGGCTAAGGTCACATTCACCATATGGGGAGCTGAGGACAGCGTGGAGATAACAGAGAACTTCTTCCTCTGCAATAAGTTTGAGTGGAAGCTCTCAGCACTTTTCCTGGCTCTCGGCTTGAAAAAGCATGGCGAGCCGTTGAAAATGAACTGGAACGCTATCACAGGCAAAAAGGGCAAGTGTCACGTCTACGTTGACAACTACAAGAACAAGGACGGTGAGGACAGGCAGTCCAACAAGATTAAGAAGCTCTATGCCTATGACGAGAATGTGACTACCGTTCAGCCTGCTCAGACGCAGACACCACAGTATAGCCAGCCTGCTCAGACAGGTGGCTGGAAAGCCGGTGCGTTCTGATGATGAATTTAAGACCATATCAAAACGAGGCTAAGCTTGCTATACTCGAACAATGGTCTGAGGGAATAAACAAGGTCCTTGCAGTTCTGCCCACAGGAACGGGAAAGACAATACTTTTCTCGGCTGTTACGGAAGAATGTGTGCGGCAGGGTAAGCGTGTGCTTATCCTTGCCCACAGGGGCGAACTGCTCGACCAGGCGGCGGACAAGCTTATGAAGTCAACAGGGCTTGGCTGTGCCACCGAAAAAGCAGAGCAAAGCTGTTTAGGCTCTTGGTATCGTGTAGTAGTAGGCTCAGTTCAGACCCTTATGCGAGAGAAAAGGCTCAAAGGCTTTTCGGAAAATTACTTCGATACCATAATAATTGACGAGGCTCATCACGCTATCTCAGACGGCTATCAGAGAGTGCTTGACCATTTTCCTGAAGCTCAGGTGCTTGGGGTGACGGCTACACCTGACAGGGGCGATATGAAGAACTTAGGCTCAGTGTTCGACAGCCTTGCATATGAATACACCCTGCCACAGGCTATCAAAGAGGGCTATCTTTCACCTATCAAGGCTATAACCATACCGCTGAAACTTGACCTTTCAGGAGTATCAACTCAGGCAGGAGATTTCAAGGCAAGTGATATCGACACGGCACTTGACCCATATCTTTATCAGATAGCTGACGAAATGCTCAAATACTGTAAGGAACGCAAGACAGTTGTGTTCCTGCCGCTTGTCAAGACCTCTCAGAAGTTCCGTGATATCCTTATCAGCAAAGGGTTCAACGCCGCTGAGGTCAACGGAGAAAGCACAGACAGAGCGGAGATACTTGAAGCTTTCGACAAGGGCGAATACAATGTGCTGTGCAACTCAATGCTCCTCACAGAGGGCTGGGACTGTCCGTCAGTTGACTGCGTTATCGTGCTAAGACCAACAAAAGTGCGTGGGCTTTACTGTCAAATGGTAGGCAGAGGCACAAGACTTTGCGAGGGAAAGACAGAGCTTTTACTGCTTGATTTTCTATGGCACACAGAACGCCACGAGCTTTGCAGACCTGCACACCTTATCTGTCAGAATGAAGAGGTCGCTGAGAAAATGACCGAAAACCTTGCCAATGAGGCAGGCTGTGCAGTGGATATCGAAGAGGCAGAAAAACAGGCAAGCGAGGACGTTGTGGCACAGCGTGAAGAGTCTTTGGCAAAGCAGCTCAAAGAAATGAAAACACGCAAGCGAAAGCTTGTTGACCCTTTGCAGTATGAAATGTCAATACAGGCTGAGGACTTGTCCTCATATGTTCCTGCTTTTGGCTGGGAGTGTGCTCCTGCTACCGACAAACAGAAAGCAAAGCTTGAAAAGCTGGGCATTTTCCCTGACGATATAGACAACGCAGGCAAGGCAAAGCTTATCCTTGACCGACTTGAAAAGCGCCGCAATGCAGGACTTACCACACCAAAGCAGATAAGGCTGCTTGAAAGCAAAGGTTTTGAACACGTCGGCTCATGGAGCTTTGACAGCGCAAGCAGTATGATAGCCCGTATCTCTGCCAATGGTTGGAGAGTGCCGAGAGATATCGACCCGAAAACATACACACCTGAGAACTAAGGAGAAGTGAATGGATAACACAAATTTGCTTAAAATGCTTGAATACATAGACCCTGCAAACTGCGATTATCAGGAATGGGTCAACGTGGGAATGGCTCTCAAGCACGAGGGCTATTCCGTGAACGATTGGGACAGTTGGTCAAGGTCAGACAGCCGTTATCACAGCGGTGAGTGCGAACGCAAATGGCAGAGCTTTAACGGCAATGCTCAGCCTGTGACCGCAGGAACTATCGTGCAAATGGCTAAGGAACGTGGATACAGCCCCAGAGAGTTTCAAGCATATGACTGGGACGGCGAGATAGTTGCAGAAGAAAGCAGTCCCCTTGTAAACGGCGGTGAGGGCATACCGATCACCGAGCCTGCCCAATGGGATCCTGTCAAGGAGATAGTCACCTATCTTGAAACACTCTTTGAGGCAGGAGAGAACGTGGGCTATGTTACGCAAACGTGGGAAACAGAAAAGGACGGCAAGACCAAGTATCTGCCCACAAAAGGGTGCTGTGACAGGACGGCAGGGGAGCTTATCAAGAGGCTTGGCGAATGTAACGGTGACATTGGTGCGGTGTTTGGCGACTACAAGGAAGAAGCCGGAGCGTGGATCCGCTTCAATCCTCTTGACGGCAAGGGCGTAAAGAACGAGAATGTAACAGACTACCGCTATGCTCTTGTTGAAAGCGACTCTATGCCTATAGAACAGCAGAATGCCGTGATGAGAGAGCTTGAACTTCCTATCGCTGTGCTTGTATACAGCGGTGGAAAGAGCGTTCACGCTATCGTCAAGATAGACGCTCCAAACTATGATGAATACCGCAGGCGTGTTGATTTTCTTTACAAGGTCTGCAAGGAAAGTGGTCTTGACATAGATAAACAAAACCGAAACCCTTCACGTCTTAGCCGTATGCCAGGCGTAATGAGAAACGGCAAGAAACAGTTCATCATTGACAAGAACATAGGCAAAGAAAGCTTTTTGGAATGGAAAGATTACATAGAAAGTATCAATGATGATCTCCCTGACCCTGAGAGACTGAGTGCTGAGTGGGATAACCTGCCTGAGCTTGCACCACCACTTATTGACGGCGTTCTCAGACAGGGTCACAAAATGCTCATTGCAGGTCCGTCAAAGGCAGGCAAGTCTTATGCACTTATCGAAATGTGCGTGGCGATAGCTGAGGGGGTCAAGTGGTTTGGCTGGCAATGCACCAAAGGAAAGATACTATACGTCAACCTAGAGCTTGACAGAGCATCTTGTCTGCACCGCTTCAAGGACGTGTACACCGCAATGCACCTAGAGCCTGAAAACCTCAGTAGCATAGACATATGGAACTTGCGAGGTCACAGCGTACCAATGGACAAGCTTGCACCAAAGCTTATACGCCGAGCAAGCAAGAAGAATTACATTGCCGTGATAATAGACCCTATCTACAAGGTCATAACAGGTGACGAGAACTCAGCAGACCAAATGGCGCACTTTTGCAACCAGTTTGACAAGGTATGCACAGAGCTTGGCTGTGCGGTCATATACTGCCACCACCACTCAAAGGGAGCGCAGGGCGGTAAGCGTTCAATGGACAGAGCCAGCGGTTCAGGAGTATTCGCCCGTGACCCTGACGCACTTCTTGACCTTTCAGAGCTTGACATCTCAGACAGCCTTTACAAACAGCAGGAGGACGAAACTGTTTGCCGTATCTGCGAGAACTGGATGAGGAGATTTTACAGAAATACTGATGACCTTTGTTCACAGGACGATCTTGTTACGCCGTCAAAAATGCTTGAGATAACGCACAAGCACCTGCACCCGAACTCATACAAGCTTATGATGGCCGATATAGACAAGGCTAAGCTTGCAGTAAGAAACCGCACGGCATGGCGTATAGAGGGCACGCTGAGAGAGTTCCCGAAATTTGCTCCCCTCAATATGTGGTTTGATTATCCTGTTCACAGAGAGGATACCGTGGGCGTGCTTAAAGACTGCGAGGTAGAGGACATCACACCGAATTGGAAGAAGAATTTCAGCAAGAAGAAAACCAATGAAGACCGCAGCAAGGAGCGCAAGGAGAGCATTGAAACAGCTTTCAGCGGTGTGCAGGAGAACGGTAAGTGCCGCATTTCTGAGCTGGCGGAGTACATAGGAAAGAGCGAAAAGACCGTTGGAAGATACCTCAAAGAGCATGGTGGCTTTTGGATAGAAGAAGGAGAATGTGGCTTAAAAGCTCAGTAGACAGACAAGACAAAATCGAATTTTTGAACTTTAGACAGACAGGAAAAAACGAGAAAGTGTCAGGACAAAATCGAGCTTTTTACTTGTCGGACAATATCGAAAATCACCGAGTTTGTCGGTCGGACAGACAAATCTATTATTATAAACAATACTTTTTGTCGGGGGCTTAAACTCGCCCCGACAAAAAAGTAGTTTGAATAATGACGCGCGAGGAGGAACACACGCAGATGAGAGCAACAAGAAGTAAGGCAAGGCAAGACGTTGTTAATGCAGCTAAGAAAATGCCACCGCTTTTTCATAAGCTGCCTAATGAAGATTTCGACTATCGAAAATCACGCACGCTTTGGTGGCTCGTGAAACAGCCGCAGGTACTCAAATACATTTGGGATATGGTCAAACAGTCGGGAGCATTGGTGTATGATGACAAGTCACACAAGTGGCACGGAGTAGATTTCAAATGCGAGGAGGAAGATGATGACTGAATTTTTTATGGCAATGATACCGCCGACAGCTACAGCGCAGGAACACAAGGTGACAGTAAGAAATGGCAAGCCGATATTTTATGACCCACCCGATGTCAAGGCGGCAAAAGAAAAGCTCACGGCAAACCTAGCAAGGCACAGACCGCCTGAGAAGTACATCTGTGGGATAAGGCTGATAACAAAGTGGCTGTTTCCAAATGACGGCAAACACAAGGACGGAGAGTACAAGACCAGCAAGCCCGACACAGACAACCTGCAGAAGATGTTCAAGGACTGTATGACAAAGCTTGATTTCTGGACAGACGACCAGCTTGTGGCGAGTGAGATATGCGAAAAGTTCTGGGCGGACATACCCGGCATTTATGTGAGGATAGAGGAGCTATGACGATACACGAAGTAAAGAAAAGTCTTGGACGCAGGGTGAGCTACAACGGCTCCGATTGCTACGAGCTGACAGGGTGTATTATCCGCAAGAGCAGTAAGACAGGTCAGTTCTTCTATCAGGCAGAGATCGCTGACAAGACTTGTGGCAATACGTTGGTGTATTGTAGGCTGGAAGAGTTGAGGTGTGAGGAGGCAAAAGAGTGAAAACACATAATCTGAAACTTAGCATAGAATTTTGTGACGCTGTTCTGAGCGGTGAGAAAACTTTTGAGGTCAGAAAAAATGACAGGGGTTTTCAAACAGGAGATCTGATAAGATTTATACCGACTGACGGAACGTCTTATCATAGCTTGAATGGTACAGTAAGAGAACACGCAAAGCATGAGATATCAGGGCATACATACAGGATAACATATATCCTCAACGGCTGGGGAATAAAGAATGGATATGTTGTGCTGGGAATAAGAGAGGAGATAGCCTATGGAAAGAAACGACCCAATGACCATGTCACGCCTGAAAGCCTACCGCAGGAACGCCTCAGCCATTGAGGACATCAAGGCAGAGCTTTCAGGCAAGTACGTTGCCGACAGTATCAGCGTATGCACTCCGCCGTCCTACACACCACACAGCACACGCATAGACGGCTTTCTGCTGAGTGGTGATACACTTTCATTGCTGTGCGAACAGGCACGGCTAGAGTGTGAGCAGAGGGCTGTGGAGGAGTTTATCAAGGGGATAGAGGACTATCAGACACGGCGAATGTTTGTGCTGAAATTCATCAAGGGTAAGACGTACTTGCAGATAGCTATGCAGGTTAGTGGTGGGAGAATCACAGAGGACGCAGTTGAAAAGAAGATAAAAAGATATATTTCAAAAAAATCTTGATTTGTCGGTTTTGTCGGTTTTCACTATGTTATAATTTAAACTGAGGAAAGTGTAGATGTACCTCAGACTTGTACTTTCATTGAAGTCACCTCCAATTTTCTAAGCCCCGTAAGGGGCTTATGCAGGTCGAGAGCGTGCCAGCTCAACATCTGCTCCACCATTTACAAAACTCCTTATAATATTTTCACAAGAGGCACTCCTATGGGGTGTCTTTTGCGTTGTGTCGCAAAAGGTTCATAAATGTCGAATTTTTGATATAATGCATAAAAAATACAATTGTGTTTTATGCAGTAAATAGAAATTCGGTGCATTTCGTTGATTTTCGATCTGATTAGTGATATAATATAGAAAATACTATTGATTGGAGATTGTATTTATGCATATAAAACTAAAAGAATACCTTTTGCTTTTAAAGGAAAAATGCGAACAAGGAAACCAAACGCCAAGTGATTTTTCGAAGTTAATTAACTTAATTCGTGATTTAAAATATGATATTGATGATGCTGAAACTACATCGCTGCTTGACATAGTATATCATGTTTTGCTTGAAGATGTAGAGTTAATAATAGAGAATGACACATGGTGTGAGCAAAATGGTGACTATTTTGCTGGAAATATGGTTCCCAAAGACAATGATATTTCACGAAAGTTTACTAGAAAATATTCAGATATTTTTAGAAGCAAAAATTTTCATTTGTCAATAATCACAGCTGAACTCCGTGATATAATTGATAATTATGAAGCATTAAAAAGTGACTTTTATTTAAGAAATCCAGAAGTTGTTTTAAGAGACGATGTAAGGGTAAAAGATTATGATCTATTTGTTGATAAAGGTACAAAAATAGCGAATAATTTAAAAACAATACTTAAATAATAAGGCTTCATTTATTAAACTAATTCAAGTTGTACAAACAGTACAAAAAAAGTCTATCTAAAGTAGAAAAATAAATTTTAAGCAATAAACTGATTTCGTTTTTAAAACGGGGTCAGTTTTGTTTTTCTTCAGAAAGGACGGTGCCCTAATGACAGCACGGCAAAAGAAATTTGCAGAATACTATGCTCAGAGCGGCAACACCGTTCAGAGTGCTATAAAGGCAGGATACAGCGAGAAGTATGCGAAAGCTGACGCCTGCAAAATCCTAGATAATCCTAGTGTTGCGGAGTATATCCGTGTGCTGTCCGAGAAAGCTCAGGACGAGCGTATAATGACCGCAAAGGAGAGGCAGGCACTCTTGTCTGATATCGCTAAGGACGGCAAGAATGACCCTGCTGACCGTATCAGAGCCGTCGATACCCTCAACAAAATGACAGGAGAGTATGTGGCTAAGATACAGGCGGAGGTCAAGACCTCTGAAAAGCTTTCGGACGTTTTTGCTCAGATAGGCGGTGAGGGGCTAAATGAGTGAACTCATTGCGAGTAAGTTTCCTCTGTCGCAGAAGTATATGGACTTCATCAACAGCGTTCGGGGCGTGTCTGCGGATTTTCTTGAAGGGACTACCGCAAGCGGCAAAACAACTGTGGGCGCAGGAATAAAGTTCATGCGTATGGTGTCGGCAAGCAGGAAAAAGCTTCACGTCATTGCCGCTAAGACTACGGGAAAGGCTGAGGAAACTATCATTCAGCAGGATAACGGCATTCTTGACCTTCACACCAATGCTCGGTACTTCGGCAACGGTGATAAGGACTACAAACTGCCGCATATCAAGTTTGAGGGCAAGATAATCTATGTTCTGGGATATGACAACAAGGATAAGTGGGAAATGGTGCTGGGCGCTCAGTTCGGCTGCGTTTATATCGACGAGATAAATACCGCTGATATCGAGTTTGTCCGTGAGATGTCACCCCGTAACGATTACTTTATGGCGACCCTCAACCCTGACGACCCCTCTCTGCCTGTGTATAAAGAGTTTGTCAACCGCTCACGTCCGTATCAGAAATACGCCTGTGACGTGCCTGCGGAGATAATGAAAGAGCTTACAGAAGAACCTGTACCCAATTGGCGGTATTGGTTCTTTACTTTTCGTGATAATCTTTCACTTACTGATGAGGATATCAAACGGAAAATGGCTGCTGCTCCGAAAGGCACAAAGCTGTATAAGAACAAGATACTCGGTCTGAGAGGACGTGCAACAGGGCTTGTGTTTGACCTGCAAAAGCGAAATATCTTGACAGCAGAGCGGGCGAAAGCTTTCAATTATGTGTACTTCTCAGCCGGACTTGACACCGCTTACTCGCAATCCTCACCCGATACCATAGCGTTCACTTTTGTTGGCATAACGGCGGACAGGAAGTGCGTCACTCTTGACGAGGAAGTGTATAACAACCGTGACAGACAAGTGCCGCTCACGCCCTCCGACATACCGAAAATATTCACGGCGTTCTTGGAGAAAAACCGCAGGATGTGGGGCTTTGCAAGAGATGTATATATCGACAGCGCAGATCAGGCGACCATACTTGAATGTCAAAAGTTCGGACGGCTCACAGGCAGCATATATAATTTTATCCCGGCATTCAAGAAAACGAAAATAATCGACCGAATACACTTGCAGTCAGCTTGGCTGGCGGCAGGTGATTTTTATATCCTTGAGCATTGCAAGGAGTACGCAGGCGAGCTTAACATATACAGTTGGAAAGAGGATAAGGCTGAGCCGGAGGACGGCAACGACCACCTTATCAATTCCTGTCAGTATGCCTGGCTGCCGTATCGTGATAAGATAGGAAGTGTGAAGATTGACTAAATTCAGCATAGGAAGCAAGGTGAAAAATATGATAAGAAACTGGCTTGATATCCAGCCTGCACCCGAATACAGCATAACTATCACAGAGAAAACAGGTTTTATGACAGATGTGATAAGGTCACAGCTTTGGTATCGTGGTGACGCCGCAGAGCTTTCGCAGTTCTTTGGTCAGCTTAACTTAGGCACAAATTCATTCTGGAGCAGCGTCCCTGAGAATGAAAAGATACGCAAGATACATAGCGGTCTGCCTGCAATAATCGCCGATACGCTGTCATACATTGTCTATTCTGATATGGACGATATCAAGGTCACAGGGGACAAAGCAAAGGCTGACTTTGATAATATTTCCGAGCATATAGACTTCACAGAGCTGGCAGGCAAGGCGATAGTTACCGCACTTGTTGACGGCGACGGAGCTTTCAAGATATCTGTGGATACTGAGCTTTCTGATACGCCAATAGTCGAGTTTATCGGCGCTGACAAAGTGGAGTATAACTTTGTACGAGGTCTGCTGAACGAGGTCGTTTTTCATTCTGTGCATTATGCAGGCTCAAAGAGATTTCACCTTGAAGAGCATTACGGCAAGGGGTACATAGAAAGCCGTCTGTATGACGATAACGGTCACGAGGTCGGTTTGGACAACGTGCCTTGCCTTGCACAGATACCGCCCCGAACTGAGTTTGAGGGCGAGTATATAATGGCTGTGCCACTGAAATTCTTTTCATCACGAAAGTATCCGAACAGGGGCAAGAGCATTTTTGACGGCGGTAAGTCTGATTGCTTTGACGCTTTGGACGAGGTGATCTCACAATGGTGGGACGCTATCAGAGCAGGCAGGGTAAAGCAGTATATCCCCGAAAGCATGATACCTAGAGATCCTGCAAGCGGTAAGCTTAAAGCGCCTAACCAGTTTGGCAACAGTTACATAAGCATTGACCCACCGCTTTCGGCAGAGGGTGCAGCGCCTAAGATAGAAGTAGTTCAGCCTGATATCAAGTATGAAGCGTTTGTGGCAAGCTATACAAATTGCCTGCTTATGTGTCTGCAAGGGCTTGTATCTCCTGCCACGCTGGGCATAGATGTGGGTAAGAAGTCAAGTGCAGACGCTCAGCGGGAGAAGAAAGACGTCACAGGCAACACCCGAAACACTATCACAACGGCTCTTGAAAAGGCTCTGCCACAGCTTGTTTCTGCTGTGCTTATGACCTATGACAATATGCAGGGCAAAGCCCCTGAGACTTATGAGGTGACAGTTGACTTTGGCGAGTATGGTGCGCCTGACTTTGACAGCAGAGTTGAAACTGTGGGCAAAGCAAGCACGTATGGTATTATGTCAGTTGAAACGCAGGTGGAGGAACTGTGGGGCAGTTCTAAAGAGGACGATTGGAAAGCTGCAGAGGTCAAGCGGATAATGCAGGAAAAGGGGCTTGCTGAGGGTGAGCCTACTGCGGTAGGTGATGAGTACGGTCCTCGCCCGGACGGGGCATTATAGTTTCCGTACATTTGAATTTGTTTAACCCCTGTTGCTATCAACTACTTGGAGGTGGTCAGTATTCTCAGCTTCAAAGACATCGCAAAGATATTTGAGGAGATAGAGCTAAGGCTCATATCTTCGCTGAAACGCAATCTCAAAAGGCACAAGGCGGAGGAACAGCGTTACGGCTTTGAATGGTCTGCTTGGCAGGCTGAGAAACTGAAAAATATGGAGAACTTCCGCCGTGAAAACCTCGACATTATGAACGAGTACGTTGACGTTATCGACGATCAGACAAGACAGCTTATGACGGAGCAGTTTCAAGAGGGTCAGCAGCAGGCACAAAGGAGCACCCAGGAGCTTTCTGACGAGCCTATAACACCTATCCCCGACAAGCATTTCTTTGGCGTGAACGAAAAGAAAATGGCAAAGCTTATGGAAGACGTCACCACCCTTGAAAAGACCGCTGAAACAGCCGCTCTGCGAATGACAGACGATATTTACAGGCAGACTTTGAATAGGGTACAGCTTGCAATGGGAACAGGCTCTATGACGCTTAACGAGGCTATCGACCTTGCCACAAGGGACTTCCTCGACAAGGGCATAAACTGTATCGTATACGCTGACGGCAAGCGAGTGAACATTGCCGACTATGTGCGAATGGCTCTGCGGACAACTTCCACAAGGGCGGCGTTGCAGGGTGCGGCAAAACGCTTTTCAGAGCTTGGGTATGATACGGTGCTTGTGTCGCAGTATGGCGGCTGTTCAAAGACCTGTGAGCCTTGGCAGGGTCAGGTGTACATTGATGATGTGTTCACAGTATGGGAGGGGGAAAAGGACGAGTTTCAGGGCAAGTCCAACTATTGCGGTGAGTGGTTTTGGCTGCTTTCATACGCTGTAAAGAACGGGCTTTTTCACCCCAACTGCCGTCACACAATGACGCAGTACATACACGGCAGAACGCAGATACCTGAGCCGATACCGGTGGAGAAGATAAAAGAGCAGCGAGAGCTTGAGCAGAAACAGCGTGCAATGGAGCGGAAGATACGCAAGCTCAAACGCTTTGTGGCAGGCACCTGCGACCCTGATACAGCAAAAGCCTACCGCAAGAAAGTAAGGCAGGCACAGCAGGAATTGAAAGCCTTTATAAACGCTAACAGCGAAGTTCTGCGGAGGGATTATTCTAGGGAGAAAGTGTATGGCGGCTTGACAGAAAAGGAAAAAGATGATAAAATTGAATTAACAACATCTAACGGAATTGGTGTAACGAAATTTTCAAAACATATGGAAGAGCGAGCTTCCGAAAGAAAGGTTTCTGTAAATGATATAAAAGATGCACTTATAAACCCGCTGTATATTGATGAAATTAAAATTGATAGTTTGGGCAGACCAAGCCAACGATTTATTGGTGAGAAAGCAACTGTTAATGTAAATCCCCAAACTGGAACTATCGCAACTATATGGAAAACAGGCAAGAACAAAATCAACAAGTACAAAAGGAAGTGATTATAATGTCAGAAAAACAAAAAGAGTTTCTTGTTTCTATTGGTATTGACCCAAATGATGAACTTGATGTCATAGAAGATAAAGTTGGTGATTACCTGACTTTGAACTGTTTGGATGAAAATTATAATCCAAATGAAGAAGGCTTGATGTGCGAAAGTATTTTGGATTATATCGGTCAGTTATAAATCTAACCGCTCCGCTACGGCGAGGCGGTATTTTTATACCCAAAATCAGAAAGGACGGATATTATGGACGAAAAAGCAATAGAAATTGTGAAAGATTACATTGGAGAACATCTTGATAAATCAGATATAAAGCCTGATTTTGAAGTTTATACAGTATGGAAATGCAAGGCATTGCAGAACTGGAAATACTTGCTTTCAAGTACTCTCTTTGACGGTATGTATTACGAGTTGACATATAACGGTGACAAGAAAGAATGGTATCTTGACGCATACAAGAAATTTGAGAACAAGGTCATTAGAGGATAATAGTTGTTCAAATATCGGAATCAAGCACCTTAAAGGGTGCTTTTTTCATACACAAATTTAAGAAAGCGAGGTCAGAAAATGGACGAGAAAAAGAAACTCCCTGATGAGGAGGAGAAGAAAACTCCCGATACTCACGAGGAGAAAAAGGACGAGCCAAAGGCTGAGGAAAAGCCTGCGGACAAGGCAGATGAGAACTCTGCCGACAAGGAGCAGCCTGCGTCGGACGATAGTCAGGCTGACGAGAACGGTGAGGGCGCTGATAAGCCTGCGGAAGATAAGCAGGACAATGCTGAGAACGCACCTGACGAAAAAGACCAGGAGATACTCAGGCTCAAAACTCAGATAGCCACTATGCAGCTTGGTATCAAGCCCGACTGTATCGAGGACGCCGTTGCGGTGGCTGAAAGCTATATGAGAAACGGCAGTCAGCAGGATATCAACACCGCCCTTTCTGCGGTGGTAAAGAAGTATCCAGATATGAAAGGCGAGGGTGGCAAAAAGTCCGACGGCAAAAAGCAGGGCGGTTTTAAGGTCGGTGCAGGATCTTCGGATACTGATGAAAAGAAGCCACAGGAAAAACCAACAGCGCAGAAACGCTGGAACAAATTCAAGTAAAAACAGGAGGAATGAATCATGCCAAATCTTAACTATGCAGAAGTATGGAATCCCGAGCTCTTGGAGATAAGGATCCAGGAAACACTGTCAAGCCCGTTCATCACACAGAACGTTAGGTGGCTTGACGCAAAGACTTTTCACTTCACACAGATGTCAACATCAGGCTACAAGAGCCACAACAGAAACGGCGGCTGGAACACAGGTAAGTATGTTCAGACGGACGTGCCTTTCACTCTTACACACGACCGTGATGTTGAGTTTCTTGTGGATAAGGCTGACGTTGACGAAACAAACTCATCAGCGTCTATCAAGAATATCTCAGAGGTATTCGAGAAAACACAGTCTGCTCCAGAAACGGACGCTCTGTTCTTCTCAAAGACAGCTCAGAGAGCGGCAGAGCTTGAGGGCTATCACTCATCAACAGCCGCTTCATCATACACAAAGGGTAACGTGTTCGACAAGCTCAAAGGCTTTCTTTCATCAGGCAAGCTGAGAAGATACAAGTCTAACGGCTCGCTCATTATGTATGTGACTTCCACAATTATGGATCTGCTGGAGCAGTCTGACAAGTTCACACGAAAGATAGAAATGACGCAGATCGCAGAGGGAGGACTTGGTCTTAGAACAAGAGTGACCGACATTGACGGTGTGCCTATCATGGAGGTCATTGATGATGAGCGTTTCTATGACCGCTTCAACTTTGACCCTGAGGACGGCGGCTTTGAGCCTTGCACTGCAAGCTATGTAAAGACCGCTGATACCGATATCGTGAGCGGCAAGGAGTATTACACCGAATCAAGCGGTTCTTACACTAAGGTATCAGGCACACCGAGCAAGTCTGCACTTGATACATATTATGAAAAGGTCGCAGGCTCACACAAGATAAACGTGCTTATCGCAACACCTGAGACCACAAAGATAGTACCTAAGATCAACAGCATTTACAGCTTTGCTCCGGGCGGACACACAGAGGGCGACGGCTGGCTCTATCAGAACAGAGCGTTCTCAGATGTTTTCACTTTCCCGAACGGCAAGGACGGAAAGATAGACAGCATTTACGCTGACGTTGACACAGCAGAGTACAGCGAGTAAGGGGTGAGGGATATGTACCTCACCTCTACTGAGTTTTGCAATATCTGTCCTGAGTGTGATATCTCCGAAGAACAGTTCTCAGCTATACTGCAAAGGGCTGAAAGCGATATCGACACGCTGACTTTCAACCGCATAACAGCAGAGGGCATTGACAGCTTCACAGACTTTCAGAGAGAGCGTATAAAGCGTTCCGCAGCCTTGCAGATGAAATTCATCTATGACAATTCGGAGCTGTTAGAAAGCCCTCTGAGTGCTTACAGCATAAGCGGAGTTTCAATGTCATTCAATAAGTCAAAGGTGGTATCTCTTGACGGCGTTATCACAACACGTCAGGTCTACAATGTGCTTATGCAGACAGGACTATGTTACAGGGGGCTGATGTGATGAAGTTTCCTCAGCTTGTACCTGAAAGGGTATGCAAAACGCCCTGTAAGGTCTATCGAACGGACGGACTTAATCGTGACGGCTCAAAGAAGCAAACGGTCATATTTGAGGGCAAATGCTTTCACTCTGAGAAGTCAAGGCAGAAATTATCCGCAGAGAAACAGCTTATAACCTTGTCAGGCGAGGCTCTTTTCTGCGGAGATATCGCCCCTGATAACGCTGTTATAGAGGGCTATGCGGTCATAGGCGGCAGGACGTACAAGATATATGGTTCTGAAAAAGCCAAAGACCCTGACGGCAGGGTGAATTACACAAGATTGGAGCTGATATAGTGGGCATTGAAATAAAGCTTGATGTGCAGGCGATAAAGGCTATCGAAGACGCTGCTGTGAAGTCTGCTGAGGTGGCTATGGAGCAGGTGAGGGCAGACCTTGTGAGTGCTCAGACAATGCCGTTCGATACAGGCGATATGCAGAATAATCAGACCTTTGTCCACGCTGACGAAAGCGGT